TGACTGAAGAAGACGATGACATCCAAGAGTACAAGAAGCCTTGGGTTGGACTACCCACAATAGTAATCCTAGACGTTTATGCAGAGATTTTAAAAGAGTGGCGTGGCGGGCATCAGGTAAACGGACAAATTGCATTTGCTAAAGCCATCGAGCAAGCATTAAAGGAGCGCAACACATGAAAACCAAACAAGAAATTAAAGACGAAATCAATGAACTGTATGGGGCTAATCAAGCCTTGAGTGATGCACTGGAGGCGCTTCACGCTCAACGCATGGAGGCGATGAAAAAGATGATGGCTTTGAACCATATGCTCAAAGACATGGGTGATGACGCCAAGGAGAACACATGATTGTTGAAAACCATATCGGGATATTTAAAAACGCTTTATCAAAAGAAGTTTGTGAAAGTTGCATAGAGTATTTTGAGTTGACTAAAACTTTTAATAAGCCCCTATCTAGACAACAAATGCAAGACGGACCAACACATCTTAAAAATGACGAAACAATTTTTATGTATCACGATTGGAATTTGTTGCATGCGCCACAAGAAATGATTGTGCCAATAAACTCCGCCATAGATAAGTGTTATAGCGAGTACGTGAATTTTTATTCTGTGCTAATGAGCCAAAAGCATGTTAGTTGCGGATTAAGATTACAAAAAACAAGCATCGGCGGGGGCTACCATTTATGGCATTTTGAAAATGACACCAGAGCAAAGGGCAATCGGTTGATGGCTTTTATGTTTTATTTAAACGAAGTGTGTGAAGGTGGGGAGACAGAGTTTTTGTATGAACATAAAAGATTGAAACCAGAAGCGGGGACTTTTGTTTTGTGGCCTGCAACATACACACATGCGCATCGGGGGAACCCGCCCATATCAAACGAAAAGTACATTGTTACTGGCTGGTTGGAATATTAAGGAGTAAAAACACATGACAGGACGAGAAATAATGATTAACTTTATACGCGACATACTGCGACCAAAGACGATAGAAGAAGTCATCGCCAAGGAAATGCGTGAAGCATATCTATCCAAACTGGAAGCAGAGAAGGCGCTTGAGTACGCTACTAGCGTGGTGGATTACAACCGCCAACGCATTCGTAGGCTTCAAGAAAAACTTTTAGAACTGGAGAAATAAAATGTTTGCATTTGCACGCTTACTTGTAAATAAAGTTTTGTTGTTTGTTAACAGATTCTTGAAACCTGTCCAACCGATAACAGACGTAGTAGATAAAACAAAAGCTGAACCGCGCATCCCGCGCAAGTACAACAAGGAGAAAGCACAGAACTTATCAGAACTATTAGACCACCTTGACCACACATTCCAAGCAGTAAAACTGCCAACTATGAATGAGTCTTGGTTGGATAAAGACGCCGTCATTGGGTTAAAAAAACTTGGTGTGCATGTACCTAACCCTTGGCTCATGTACTGGGATAAGTCAACTACGACAGTCGATGTAACCAAACCACTACCCGCCATCATGTGCGTTAGCGGTGCATCCAAACACAATAACCAAATCGACGGCATGCTGTCTCCAAAAATACTTTTTGCAATAAAACAAAAGAAATTGCCGTGGCATGTCGCGTATCAAGCGGGTGCGCCCTATCAGTTTGGCATGGCGTTTGATATGGAGGGCAAACTCTTTTGGCTGCACATGTACCTCACAGTTAACAGAAAGACAGGGGAGATCAAGTTCTGTGATGAGTTACGAATCAACACACATGTCATACCTATTCGCAATGCTCACGCACGCAAAACAAATGGGCGTTCTAAAACCTATTGCACAAAGGGGTGGATGCCCGCGCAGTTCCTTGAAGACGATGCAAGAACAATAGAAGAAAGCAGAGTAATGGTTAGGAATTTATTTGTCAACATGCACGAGTGGTGGTCAGGCCGTGACAGCCGTTGGAATGTAGTTGTCAAGAAGAACGGCGACCGCGTTACCTTTGGTGTAAACAATGACCAGACAGCGCAATTCTTTAAGGACAGGGACAAGAGTATCAAGACAGCAACAGGGCAGACCAAGAAGATCGTGCACTATGTAAAAGAGCACGAAAGAAAGTACGCCAACAAAACAACTGTTGTCAAAGAACACATCCGTGGGCTACAAGATTTTGATTGGGCTGGCTACCAGTGCAAAGTGGTGTCTCCCAAACTCGACAGTAAAACATCAGCAACATTCACAACAGGCGCGGACTATGTAGACGAGGAGAAGACAGAGAAGGTTGTGTACTTAAGTAAGGTGGCCAAACTATTGGCAGATGCAGAAGAAACTAACAGAAAGGAAAAACAATATGCTTGAAACAATCGCATGGATAGTATTACTAATGTGTCTAGGTGGCGTAGTCGTAGTGACTGTTGCCGTGGCAATTTTTATGTTGAGTTCGGAGGACTAATGACTGAACTCAAACCGCACCGAGACGCATGGCGTCAGACTATTGAGGGGGACGGCGGTCACTGCCCCGTGTGCGCTCGATGGGGGCGTATCTATGGGCGCAATATCAACGAGACAATGGCTCGCTCTCTTGTTTGGTTGGCCTCTGCTCCGCTTGACCACGGATGGGTGGATGTGCCGTTGAACGCACCACGCTGGCTTGTTAGGTCTAATCAGCTTCCAACGCTGAAGTGGTGGGGATTGGTAGAGCGTTGCCCCAACGACAAGGACTCCAAGAACAAGCACACAGGATTGTGGCGGGCTACCCCACTAGGGCATGACTTTGTCAATGCTGGAGCGCGTGTACCTAAGAAGGTGTTCACATACAACGACTTTGTTGAAGCGCATAGCACCGAGACAGTAACCATAGACCAGTGCTTCAAGCAACAGTTTGACTACCAAGAGATGATGAACACCTACTTCCCCAAGGTGACCCCATGAAATGCCCAGTATGCGGGGCATGGACGCTCGTAAAACAAACAACTAAATCACCCACATTCGGGTACACCAGAAGGAGAGAATGCGCTAATGAACACAGATTTACCACCAAAGAAGTCATCATCCCGCAAGAAGACATCGACGAAGAACGCAGAGCAAATCTTGCGAGTAACCTTGAACGATTGGAATCCATTCGAGCGGGCAAACCCAAGCGTGTTAGAAAAAGTAATGCGCGAATCTACTAAACAACGAATCAATAACTGCGGAGAAGCCTTACTATGATTCCAAACAACGCCACCATGAACTTACGATTCAACGGTACGACAGCCGACGACATACAAGTAAGTGGTAACCACTACAAAGATATGCCCATCCAGCCTTGGCATGTGATGGAGTCGGTGTTAACCCGCGAAGAATTCATCGGGTTCCTCAAAGGTAATGTGATTAAATATTCCCTCCGCGCTGGGCGCAAAGAAGGCAGCGATGACGCTGGCAAGGCTCGGCACTACATGCAGAAACTATCGGAGGTAACCAATGGCATCCACCCCAGAGAAGAAGGTTAAAGAGACAGTCAAGAAGACACTTGACGCTATGGGCATCTGGCACTTCTCGCCCTTCCAAGCGGGTATGGGGCGTGCTGGTATCCCTGACATCATTGCTTGCTATAGAGGCTTGTTCGTAGCGATCGAGTGCAAGGCAGGCAAGGGTAAGACTACAGCCCTACAGGAGAGGGAAATAGACGCGATACGCAAAGCCAAAGGGCTGGCGTTCATCATCAACGAAGACAACATGCACAACTTAAAGGAATTATTGGAATGGAAAAACGAAGAACACTAGGACAGAACAAGGAGGCCTTGGAGTTCATGACCAAACTTGATCAACTAACAGAGGAGAAGCGTGACCACTTGCGCCTGATTTTCAAGGGTTTGGTCGACTGCTGTGTCGATGACAAGATGCATGGGGTCGTGGTACTGGGGCACGAGGACAGCCACGCGGGTATCTTCACCCTCAACTGCAACGAGATGGAAGCGGCGTTCATACTCAACCAAGTCACGGGTAGCTTCAACGACATGAACATGGAAGATGCGCCAGCAAAGGAGATGTTTAATTGACAGTCGAGGAAGAGATACAGGTTATAAACCTAGCAGCTAAGTTGGGGTTGTCGTCCATGTACGATGCCCCACGCG